CTTCTGTGCTTGACGTTGTAGCCAGGTCAGCTCATTTGTAATCCTAGCACCTACAGGATTCACTGCTTTGTTTACTGTAGGAATAAGTTTAGACGCCTGTTGTACTGTTTGCTGTATAGCTTGACGTTGTTGTTGAGTAGCAGCACCTGTACCACGCTGTACTTCACGCCATTGCCCACCTTTTTGTTCTAAACCATAACCAGGTTTATCCATTAAAGTGTTAGTGTCAGTGTTAAGTGGCCGTAGTTTACCACCAACATTTACCATTGTGATAGCTGGCTCAGGAGCGCCTTGGATATCACCTAGCGGAGTAAAGGTTTCAGCAGCAACAGGTACAGCTTCAGCCGGGTTACCGCTCAGTAGTGCCTGTCCAATAGCAGCAGCACCACCAAGTTTACCAGCCTTTCCTAGAATTTTACCAATTTTAGCTTGAGGCTTATTAATTCTAAGTGATTGCAAACTTTGATCATATTGAGTTTGAATCGCTTGTTTAGCAAGTTTTTTATTTTCTTTTGTATCTTCTAAATTTTGAGTAGTCAACCAAGCTTTAATTGTATCTCCAAATGAAGGACCACCAGAACCTGAAGCCATCGGCATAGCCTGCGGAGCTAAATCCCTCATTCCACGATTAAACCCAGTCTCCTCTTTAATTAATTGTCTGCCACGAAAATCTTCAAATCTAGAAAGTTGTTCAGCTGAAACTTGTTCCCTAAAGGCTCCTACAGGATCTGCTTCTAAATTTCTGAGAAACTCTTCTCCAGATGCCTTTTTAATACCTGTCAACTCATCTGCAGCCATTGTATGCGGATTAATCCTCATACCGTATAAATCAGAAAATTGTTTTTCAAGATTCATACGTTTGGCAGCCTCTACAGTTCCAGGAGAGACAGCTTGATTGTACTGCTGCGTTGCTGTTTGAATAGTGGGTTTTAACGACTCAAAAACATCTTTAGCTGATGCACCAGGTTTAAGTACTTTTGGTCTTAAATATGACTGTACTGTATCACCTTGTGGATGAGCAGCCAAACCACCAGCATAGAAATGCGTAAACTCTAGAATACTTTCAAGGTTTTTTTTAACATTACCAGTACCAGGAGCAAGACCTTCTTCAACGATCATTTTCAAGACTTGCTCTTGTGTTTTCACTGGATGTGGTGCCAAGGCATCACGCAACAACCCAAGAGGAACTATGTGGTGAACTTGATCACGCCCTATTACCCTTAAACCTGTTCTAATGTTACTTTCTAGATTTTTACCAGCTTTTACTAATTGCGTGCCAAACAAACCTTCTAATGGACCAGAAAACTCATCCCTAGCAGTGCCTAGTACACCACCCAATACTCGTCTTGCATCAGATGTTGGGATACCAGACTGAAGTGGATCATTATTGTTAATAAAAAATAGAAGATCGTTTAAGACTTGTTGTTTAGCTTTGTTGCGCTGTGGAGCCATTACTTAGCTCCCAACAACAGCCGACTCACCACGCATACGACGCTTACGCTCTTCCTCGGCCTTGGCCATCATCTTATCCTTACCAGAACCCGGACGCTGACGAGGCTTATCATCACTCTTAGCCTTAGGAGGATTAGGTTTATTGTTGGAGTCCATATAGGTACCAGAGGTTTTTGACTTGCTGTAATCCTTAGACTTCTGTGCTTTCATACCGGTGTCCACATCAGTACGGAAGTTTTCGGGTTTAACTGATTGAGCCCGTGTACCAATAGGATTTGATTTAAGGTCTTGTGAGGTTGCCTTTTCACCTCTTTGACGACGCTGAGATGCTTCAATCATTTGCTTGATCTCTTCACGCATCTCTTTAAGTGTTTTCTTTTTGTCCATAATTAACGAATGTGTGCTAGGATTAGTGATTCTCTATTGGTAGGACCAAATGTGTCCCTCATCCATTGTAACCAATTTCTACTGCCTTTAGCCTGATTACATTTCCTACAGCTGGGTACCAGATTTGATGTAAGGTCTTCGCCACCAAGACACTTAGGGCGAACGTGATCAAGTGTAAGTTCATGTAATTCATAAGTTTCTCCGCAATAAACACATTGACAGTTAAAGTATTCTTTAATTGCACGACGGTGTAGCCTTTTTGCTTCAGAGCTTGTCATCGTTATTAGGTTGTGGAGGTAGTGATCAGGACTAGGCAGTAGTGGAGTCATGTTACAAAATCAGCAAGTCATCCATACTTCTTACCCTTACGTGGGCGTGTACGGTTAGCTTTAGGTGATTCTAACTTGCCTTTATTGGGACCAGTATGGGAAGCATCCATACCATCACCATTACCATAAGTACCAAGCTTACGGTTTAGCTTATTTGCGTTAGTACGGATCTTAAGGCCGTCTTTTGTCTTGTTATATTTAGCCTGTTGCTTAAGCCGTTTAGCCTTAGCCTCAGGATTAGACTTGTAATAGTTAGATGTGCGACTTGCCATACAACCTCTTCTGGATAAGCTCAGGGTCTACCTTAGGCATAATAGTAGCTAGTTTATCAAGGGGGTTACCTTCATAAGCAACCCCACTAATATCATTTTTAGATAGCCAATCACAAGCTGCCTTTAGATCAGCTGTAGAAGCCTCACCTGATTTAATACGAGCAAGAAACTCATTGGTTACAAGGTTATGCAGTTCATTGAACTGATCCTCTGTGGCCTTCTTGTTAGCCATTTCTCAATACAATTTGATCTAGTTTATTTTCGATGCGGATCATGTGATCCTCCATCTTTTGTAGTGCATTGGCTAGCTCTTGACGTGGTACATACTTTTCAGCAAGACGTAGCTCAATCTCATCAATACGTTTATCAATACGATCCATACGTGAGCTAGTTCTACTAGTAAGCGAGGCTACACCTCCGCCAACACCAATAACAAGAGATGCTACTCCTGTGATAATTGCCTCAATCATTAGATGTACCCGATGTAAAGCTGCACACCGTCTGCAGATACAGCAGTAGCGTCTAACAAGGCATCACCATCAGTAAGTGAATATGCAATACCGTTAGTAAACGTAATACCACTAGTAAAATTAATCTCTTTAGATTGGTTAGGTGATACGTGGATAACAATCATGGGTACATCTGTGCCAACTACTGGTGCTGTACTTTTATTGTACAACCGAAATGCAATAGAATTATTAGCACTTCCACTGTGAGTATTGTGAATAATCATATTAAAAATAACACCAGCACTATTCTTTACAGACGTAGCATTGGTGCTATTGGTTGAGCTTTTAAAATGAACCTTTGTTACTACAGGTAGTCCCCTTGAGAACCTACCAGGTGTGATATTGTAAGTAGTACTAGACATTCTCCCTCATTAGTCGGATTAGTTTTTCGGCATACTGAGGATCGGTGGCGTAACCTTCAGCAACAAGAAGACGAGCACACTCTTCAGCAGAAGTTGCACGATTGACGCCTTTAAAGCGTTGATAATCACGATACCAACGATCTACAAGGTAGGTAACACAGGTTTGAAGGTCTGGGAAGTCAATAAAACCAGCTTTGATGGTAACCCATTGCCCGTTAATGAACTCTTTAGTTTCACGTTCAGAACCTTCACCTTTTAGACCAAAGAAGTTGTTCTTACCAGAAGTGTGTTTACCGTATCCACTTTCAAGTGCCCACTGAGCAGCTACTACTTGTGGGTATTTAGCCCCTGCCTTAGAGGCTGCAGCTACCACTCCTTTCCAGTTGTTAGCGACAGGAGCAGCTGGTTGCGGAGTATTGGTTGGGCGAAAGGTCATGAACCAGCCAGTGCCTTTACCTTCGACTTCCCAACGCTTTAACCAATTGTGCCAGGTGTATTTGACTTCCTTACCACCGGAGCCAACTTTGACGTAGCCACCGTTGACGTTATCCATCTCACCGTATGGATCGTGGAAGATACCGTGTTCTCCATCATCACCGATGAGAAGCATCCAGTGACCACCACCAACTGGGTTGGAGACGTGACCTTTGTGGAGGATGCCAACAGCGACGGGGAAGCCTGCCTTTAACTCATTAAGTAAAACTTGTTTTGTTCCTTTCTGGTAAAAAGAAGCAAAGACACCGTACTGCTGACAGGCTTTTATTTGACTAGTGGAGAGTGTAGTATCACCGTATTTAAGTACTGTTCTCAAATAATCATCATCTGCATTACTACCTTTTAATGCATCAGGACGGAGATACTTGATGGCCATTGCACATGTTGAGCTAAAGCACATCCGATCTCCGTGACCTGTTGCACTATCTGTCTGGGGGTAGTACTGCTTAACTTGCAGCAGTATCATCGAACTACTTTCCTTTTAATGCACGACGGAAGCGGCGAATCTTGTCATCTTCAGTACGAGTCTTACTAAAGTATGCAGCCGCCATAGAGTCATGCCAAGGTATTCAGAAGTAATAAACAAAGCAAAGAAGGCTAAGGTCTCGTATGAAACCTTAATGCCAAGAATAGTGACCATGATCTTAAATAGTGTGTTAGGTTGTTAAATTTCTGGTTCCACAAACTCATCGATCACAGGATCGTAGGTATAGCCAATACCTGCATACCGACCACGGAAGTTGCCGTTATAGCTGGTTTGCATCCAACGGCTATCAGCTCCGAGTATTCTTTGTAAAAATGTAACACCAAGAGCTTCTTGCTCCTGGCCATTTTCATCGGTGATGTCGTCGTTACTCACGACCAGAACACGGAGGACGACGTTATTAGAATCAAGTTCTGCGAAGTGTGCCATTAGGTTGGTGTAACAGTAAACGTACCGGTTGAGGTGAAGGTATGGATTGTGTAGTCAAGCCCACCAATCGTGGCAGTAGAAGTTGTACCTCCACTGCATGTCATTGGATCTGAGGTAAGATAACGGAAGATAACTAATCCGCCAGACCCAGCGGCGCCAGGTTCGGTTGTATTGGCAGTACCTTCGATTGCTCCGCCGCCTCCAGATCCAGTTGAAACTGTTGCAGCGGTGGGAGTAGTGCCACCATTTCCACCGACTCCGCTACCACCTAAACCGGCGTTGCCCCCACCACCACCGGCAACAAACGAACTGCTACCGGCTCGGAAGTTTGTTAAGTCATAGCCAGTGCCTCCAGTTCCATTGGAACCAGCAGAGGCGTAACCACCGCCACCACCGGAAGCTTCGGTAGTTCCTGTCCCATAAGCATCTGCACCATTATTTCCTTGTCCGGCAGTACCTGAGCCGCCAGAGGTATTTATTTGACTGGAACCGGAAGCTAAACCGGCACCGCCACCGCCGCTACCACCATTACTACCGTCAGAAGTAGTCGCACCTCTGCCACCACCAATAGCTGTGTAATTAAATGCACCTGTAATAGTAGTGTCCGTACCACTGGTAGTATTGCCTCCTCCGGCACCAATGGTAACGGTATAAGTGGTTGCACCTGATAGAAGTGGGCGTATACCTGAGGATACAATCAGCAATCCACCGGCACCACCACCACCTCCTGCTCTATCATCTCCAGAAGAGCCTACAGCAGCTTGTCCACCGCCGCCACCACCGGCTAGCGCCAATACGTCAATAAGGCCATCACGGTATAAGGCTGCTGGCCAAGTTCCAGCAGACGAAGCAACTAAGACATCATTAATGTTCCATACGCCAGAGGCCAGCGACGTGCTTGGGTTGTTTGCTACACCAATAATCCCGCCGTTGCCGATCATGCCGTGATCTCCAAAGCAGAAACAGTGACTTCAAGATAACTAGAGTTCTGTGCTGTTGCCCTTAGCTTTTCACCTCGCTTAAGGATAAGCTTATTGGGGATGGCTTCTAGCGTGGCATCAGCTGGTACTACGACCGTGTTTACAATCTTAGCAATTGCAGTGTTAGCACTATCAGTGATGTCAATGGTAACCGCTGTATTATTTGTGCCATTGACGTTAGCAACCAGGCAGCTTAATACAATTGCACGATCTGCGTTGGCAACGTTGGGAGCCTGGTAAACGTCAGTAATATTTGTAGTTGTAAGGGCTACAGACGCCCGATTAAAAGTTTCAGCCATAATAATTAACCAAGAGCAATAGCAAGGACAAAAGTCGTACCCTGACGAGTGTATGTATTAGCAGCAGCAGTTTGTGTCAGGTACGTAGAAGCTGCATTAGCTGTGGTAAGATAGCTCTGATTTAATAGCCATACCGTTCCACCACTGGAGACAGTAATATCACCTTTTGAGCCATCACTGATGCCAGTAGCACTAAAAGCAGCTTGATCTACATATTGCTTTGTGGCAAAGTTAGAGTTTTGAGTAGGAGTCTGGCCTGATGCAGTACCAGAGAACGTATAGTTAGCATTAAGTGTTACACTACCAACATCTTGTACAGAATAGTTAGTAGTCTCCTGAACCTTATAAAGTTCTTGAGTAAAGTTACTGTTTAGATCACTAGCCCTAATAGCAGAGCCTGAACTAAACGTAGCAATCAAAGAACTATCATCAGTCTCTCGATAAACACGGATATTACCAGTACCAGCTGCCGGTGCGTTACCAGCAGTAAATAGTACTTGACCACCTGTTTTAGTGGTAAAATTAAGAGCTTGTAGGTTGTAGTGGGTACCAGCTGTTTTAAGTACACCACCAACACTGACTTTAATGTCAGACGACCTTAGCCATTGAAAAGTAAAAGAAAAGGGTCCTAAGTTGGACCCATTACCATTGAATGTTTCTTGTGTAATTGCCATCTCTAAGGTTAGCGATACATTTGAGTTAGTCGTTCAATCTCTGCCTTACGACGATCAGCAGCCCGTGCAGCGTCATCAATACGACCTTGCTTCATGAGGTTCTTATTTGTCAGTGACTCTTGGATAGAACGCCACATCGGTTCGTTTTCTTGTTGCATACGCAACTCAGCTGCCTTTTGAGCTTGAGACATGATATCATTCATTACTGAATAGACTTCACTCTGAGCTGTTTGTATCTCCTCTGAGGGACGACCTTGAACACGCATAGCACGGATACGATCTAGTTGATCGTTGTACTTCTTGTTCTTGCTAAGTTTATCAAACTCCTTCCACAGTTGTTGTTCACCGATGTACTTATACAGTACTTCACGCTCCTGTGGGGTGTACTCATGGTTACCAGTAGAGTCCTTACGAATCATCTGGATGCCATCCCAGCCACTATCAATCAGCCACTGCCGCCAAGGCTCTGTACCTTCACTGATCTTAACTGGGTTAACAGCATTGATAGCACGAAGTACAGGATTGTCGATATCATTAAGAGGCTTGCCAGTATAGATATCAATCTGTTCAGGAAGCTGACTGGAGAAGCCAGGAACCTTATTGGTTACATAACCGATGAGGTCATTGTAGATATCCTTCTGAGAGCTTGTGATTGCGTTAGAGACAACACCAAGGGTACCTGCTTGGGGGATGTAAGAACGTACCTCATTAGCAAGGAAACGGTTGATAGCTGTTTCGTCACCGTTAGCAACAGCAACAACAGGCTCAAGACCAGCAACCCAAGACTTATTAACAAACGTAGCGGAAAGAGTCCACATTAGTTTGTCAACAAAGTTCTCAGTTAGAGTAGAGCCAATATCACGCGAGTAATAAGCAAGGTCACCGACAAGAGTAAGGATAGTATCAAGAGGCTCATAACCAGCATAGCTCACCCACTTACCAGCAACATTGATCGTTTTAGGTTGCCAACCAAAGTTATCACGGAGCTTCTTACGTTCACCAGGATTAACAGGACCATTACCACGGATATTACCACTCAAAGCATATCCCATCATAGAAGTAGCGAGTAGACCGCCAAAGGCAACACGACCACGATACTCAGCCTCAAGACCCTTAAAAATAGCCATACCGTTAGGTACACCATCATAAGAAATACCATGCTCCATGAGGGCCTCTTTGATCTTGTCGATGTCATCACCAGCACTAAGTACTTTACCGTACTTACTCATACCAGGTATAGTAGCGATAGGTGTATAGGACATAGCTACCTTAACACCGTTAACACCAGTTTTAGGGAATGCAAAGAATGGCTTGAGGATAGGGAGCCTATTAACACCACGAGTCAACCATGCAGCAGCTTCATCATCAAGGTTGAGTGCAACCTCACCAGTAGCATGTTTAGCAGCAGCATCAGTTAGATTACCTAAAGCATCAAAGGATTCACTATAAGCAATCTTCTCAGCCTTAGCAAGTTGTTGTGCTAGTTCAGCCCCCTTATAGCCAATACCAAATACTTCATCCCAAGCCCTAGAACGAGCCATTTGAGAAGCCACCGTAGTCTGCACAAAGGAGTCGGCTGCAATCATTGCATTAGTGCCGTACTTAGTCCAGCGCCAGTTACCAAGATCATACAAGAACCTAGCAGACCTATATTGGAAAAGACGACCCCAGTCACCATCCTTCTCCCACACCGCTTCCATATCAGCAAGGGTGTCCCACAGGTTAGGGTTATAGTCAGTAACAAGGTCTTCACGAGCAAGATCTCGGAAGTCCATCGTAGCATCATTACCCCACTTACCGTTATTCCAGGTACGCTTAAAGGTATCCCAAGCATCACCCATAGCACGCTTGTTTACAGTCCACCAGGAACTATAGACATAGGTAGCTTTACGGAGATCCTCAGGTGTATTCTTACCCATCAACATACCAATGCCAGTACCAAGGAAGGCGTTGCTAGTACGAAGGGTAAGTGAAACAGTGTTACCAGTAATAGCCTTAAGTGCAGAGATACCAGACAGCATGTTGTTGTAACGGACTGCCCAAACACCTTGTGCAAAGGCATTAAGACCACCATCAC